GCCCCTGCGCCCGGTGCGGCAAGCCTTCCGTCTTCCAGTGGAGCATCTGCGCCCTGGGCAACGGTTGGATCCCCGTCTGCCGCGACTGCGACGTGGGTTTAAACGCCCTGATCCTGGTCTGGCTGCGGTGGCAGGGGTGGCGGCGGCTGATCCGGAAGTACCGGCAGAAGGTGTTCGCCCGTGCCGCCTGAGCACCTGGTGCGCGTCGAATGGTGGGATCACTCCAGCACCGCGATCGGCTGGGAGCCCATCGAGAAAATGGCCGACGAGCCGCTCGACCGGTGTGTGTCGGTCGGACGGGTTATCGCCAGTCACCCCGACCGGATCATCCTCGCCAGCGCGTGGGTGCCGGGCCGGGACCCCAAAGAAGACGTCAGCCACGTCGCGATCATCGCCCGACGCTGCATCATCAGCATCCGGCGGCTGGTCGAGCGTGAACCGAAACGCAAGAAAGGAAAGAAGAAGTCATGAGCAAGAAACTACGCCTCCTCCTGAACATCGGCACCGCCGACCAGCAGCGCCTGCAGCTCAAGAAGAACAAGGAGGGCAAGACCGTCACCGTGTCCGAGCCCGTGGCCAAGGAACTGCTTACCCGCGGCTGGGCGACCAGCACGGACTCCGACGCCCCCGCGCCCGAGGCGCGCCCGAGCCGGAAGCAGGCGACGGAAGCCCCGGCCGGCGTGCCGAAGATCGACATCGCGGGCGGGCAGGTGGATATGGACGACGACGATGACGACGACGACAGCGCCGACACGTCGCCGGTCTCCGCCAGCAACGCCGACGAGGCGATCGACCAGATCGGCCGGATGCGCAGCAAGGAGCGGCTCCAGTCGATCGTGGCCAGCGACCCGCGCACGACCGTCAAGGAAGCGGCGCGGAAGCGGCTGGGCGCACTCTAATCGCGAGCATCAAGAAAGCCGGCGCAAAACCCACGCATCCAAGACATGTCTTCGCGAAGCACGGTCGACCTGACCGCGATGCACCACCTGTCATCGTCTTGATACTGGAACGCGCCGAGTTTTCTTCTGGGCCCGCAGGCTTCTTGGAGTGCCAGCAAGAGCCGCCGCGCTTCGCTGCCGGATAGCTTTTGAAAGACGATCTTCCAAGGGTACTTCGATCCTGTAGCAGCCCTGACGCTGAACTTGGATTTGATTGCGTTCTGCTCGATCACCATCGCTGCACCTTTTTGTAGAAGCCGGGTCGCCCGCCGCGCTACCGCCGCAAGGTGCGAGCGTGGCAACGGGCGGGACACTTGATCGGGGATCAGCCGACCTTCCCGGTGGCAACACTTTACCAAGGTGATTGGAAATGTCCGAAGGAAACGGTTCACCGAAGCTCCGCCGCGTCTACCTCACCATGCCGGGTTACACCGGCGGGACGATCGGCGCGGCGCGCGGCCTGTTCCACGCCAGCAAGGGCCCGGGGGCGGCGATCCCCGTAGACGTGAACGTTTCCTACAGCGAGGGCTCGCTGCTCGCCCAGAACTTCAACGGGCTGTGGTGCGGGGCCCTGAACGAATGCCACCAGGGCCGGCCGGTGCACTACTTCGCGATGCTCCACTCGGACATCGAGCCCGAAGACGGCTGGCTCGACGTGCTGATCGAAGAGCTGGAGGCCCGCCAGCTCGACATTCTCGGTGCCGCCGTGCCCATCAAAGACCCGAAGGGGTTGACCAGCCTGGCGCTGGCCCACCCCAGCGGCGACCCGTGGCGCGTGCTCTGCCGGCTGACGATGACCGAGCTCTGGCGACTGCCGGAGACCTTCACGTCGGAGGACGTCGGCCACCCGCTGCTGCTCAACACCGGATGCTGGGTGTTCCGCTTCGATGAGGAGCGGGCGAAGAAGCTCAGCTTCACCATCAATGACCGGATCGTCTTCAACACCTCGCTCGGCATCTACCAGGCCCAGACCGAGCCGGAGGATTGGTATTTCTCCCGGCTGTGTCACGAGATGGGCCTGAAGATCGGCGCGACGCGCAAGGTCCGGCTCAACCACGTCGGCAAAACCCGCTACACGAACGCCGAACCGTGGGGCGGCGCGTACGACACCGACTACGTCCAGTCGAGCCAGATCAGGGAACCGGAGTCGGCCGACGGGTTCAAGTTCCCGCACGACGTCGAGGGCTGGCTGCTCCCCGAAGAAGGCCGGGCCCTCGCCGACCTGGCCCGGGGCAAGCGGGTGCTGGAGGTCGGAAGCTACTGCGGCCGCTCGACGGTCTGCATCGCGCAGACGGCCGACCACGTCGTCAGCGTCGACCCGCACGACGGCCGGGGCACGCCGCGGCCGAAGGGCACGTTCGACAGCCTGCGCGACAACCTCGACCGCTACGGGCTGCGGAACGTGAAGACGCTCGTCGGCACGATGACCGACGGGACCGCCGATTTCCTCGTGCCCTTCGACCTGATCTTCATCGACGGCGCGCACGACGCCGACAGCGTCCGCGCCGACATCAAGGCGTCACTACCGCTGTTGAACGACGGCGGACTGCTGGCCTTCCACGACTACCGAAACCGACCCGGCGAGCACGACGGCCGCTGGGACCCGGGCGTTACCCAGGCCGTCGACGAGCTGATCGCCGGGGGCGGCGAGCTGCTTTCGACTCACGGAACCCTGGCGGTCGTAAGGCCGCCGCCTCTTTTGGAGACTCCACATGCCCTTCGAAGCCACGTTTCGGCACGGTGACCCCCAGTCGATCGACTACACCCCGGGTTCGGGGAACGTCGCCGCCGGGGAGGTCGTTCTACTCGGCAACACCGCCGGCATCACGAACGGCATCGCCCACCTCCCCATCCTCAACGGGGAAAAGGGCTCGCTGTTCGTCGGCACCGGCATCTACCACGTCAAGGTCGCGGCGAACTACGCGGCCTACAGCAAGGTGTACTGGGACAACACCAACGCCGTCCTGACGACCACCTCGACGAACATGAGCTTCTTCGGGTGGACGCTGGAAGCGGCGGCGGCGGCCAACGCCGTGGTCGAGGTCCTGCACGACCCGCGCGTCTAACCCTGAGCGGTGGCCGACCAGTTCCTCATCGCCTCCCGGTGGCTCGCGCGTCAGCGTCGGAGCAACGCGACGCGGAGGGTCTATTACCTCCGCGGCGCGTCGTCCGTCCAACTGTCGGCCACGCTGGGCGCGTCGGACTTCCAGCGCGAGGACGCCAACGGCTTCCCGATCCAGTTCAAGTCGGTCGATTTCCTGTTCGACGCGGCCGACCTGATCCTCGACGGCGCGCCGGCCACGCCCCAGCGCGGCGATCAGATCATCGACGGCACGCTGACGGCCGGCGTGGTCTATGAGCTGATGGACAACGGCGGCGGCCCGCCCTGGCGCTACGCGGACGCCTACCGGGAGGTCTACCGCGTCCACACCAAGCAGGTTGAAACCCGCACGTGAGCCTCGTCATCGACATCGCGGAGGGCGTGAAGGCGGTTCTGAACGCCGCGGTGGCGGAGGACGCCTTCTCCCTGGAGTTCGAGGCCGAGCGGATCTACATCCCCCGGTTCGACCTGGAGACGGCCACCGAAGAGCTGTCCGTGCAGGTCGTTCCCCGGTTCGACGATCGCACGCTGGCGTCGCGCGGCGGGGACGTGGCCCGGGCGATCCCCATCGACATCGGCTTTCAAAAGAAGCTGACGACCGGACTGGACCCGTCCGACCCGGCCGCGAATCCCGAGCTCGACGCGCTGATGGATCTCGTCGAGGAGGTGGCCGACTACCTGAAGCCGGGGACCCGGATCGTCCAGCGCGTCATCGTCCGCACGACCATCGACCCCATTTACATCCCCGAGCACCTGGCGAACGCGTCGGTGTTCACCAGCGTCATCACCGCCAATTTCAAAATTGCCTAGAAACCGGAGCGCCGAACCATGGTCAAGATTGGATTAGAGGCGGTGGTCTACCGTCTGACGACGGGCACGCGTGCGACGTGGGGCGCTGCCAACGCCGACGGGATGAACGCCGGCGCGGCACCCGGCAACCTCGACGAGATGGCCAACGTCTCGGACGTCACCGGCAACATCACCAAGGGCGCCGCCGACGTGAGCGTGCGCGGCAACAACGGCTGGGCGGCCGAGCGCGCGACGCTCAAACGAGCGAGTTACGACATCGTGATGAAGCACGACCCGGCCGACACCGACTTCATCGCCCTGATGAAGTCCTGGATCAACAACACGGGGATCGCACTGGCCATCCTGAACGACGACAAGCTGACGGCCGGCACGCAAGGCATCTGGGCCGACTTCGAAGTGTTCGACATGGCCAAGTCGGAGCCGCTGGAGGACGCGCAGACGGTGACGTTTACCGTCCGCCCGACCCTGTCAGCGGTGCCGCCGGAATGGGTGATCATCGCCTGATGAAACAGTTCACCGATAAGCACGGCGCCGACTGGGAGATCAGCATCACCGCCGGCAGCATCAAGCGGGTGCGCGGCCTGATCGGCGTCGATCTCTACAAACCCGGAGAGGGCGAGCCCCCGCTGCTGGTGCGCCTGCACGAACCCGCCCTGTTCTGTGACGTGCTGTACGCCGTCTGCCAGCCGGAAGCGAAGCGACGCGGGGTGACGAGCGAGCAGTTCGGGGAGGGGTTGGCCGGCGACACCATCCTGGAGGCGCGGAAAGCGTTCTTCGACGAGTACCAGGATTTTTTCCTCGGACTGGGGGCGCCGGTGGAAGCGGCGTCCCTCGCGAGGGTCCGGGAGTTCTTCGACCGCGTGATCGCGACGGGGGCGGAAGCGGTGGCGGCGCTGTTGACACCGAACGACTCGTCTACCGCCTCGCAGGCGTCGTCGGCGTAAACCCCGACCCGCTCACCCTGCGCGAGCTGGTGATGATGGCCGAAGGCCGCCAGCGCGACGAGTGGAATCACACGAGCCACCTGCTCGCCTGGATCGAAAACTACTGTTTCCGCTGGCGTTCGAAGAAAGCGGAGTTCGTCAGCGCCCGCAGCCGCAACCCGACGGCCCCGAAGGAAACGCCGCTGCGCGTGCCGCTGTCGATCCTCAGTGCGATGTTCACGAAGAAGAATTGATGTTCTATCCGACCGCCAGATTCAAGGAGCTGTTCTTCGACCGCGACGCGGTGATGAACGCCGTCGAGGACGCGCGGCGGAGGGTGCTGACGAGGGCCGGCGCCTTCATCCGACGTACCGCAGTGCAGTCCATCCGGCCCGGCGTCCGCTCGGTTGCGGGCGTGAGGAAGCACAGCAGGCCGGGCAAGCCGCCGAAGTCGTGGACCGGGCTGCTCAAGAATTTCATTTGGTTCGGCTACGACTCCGCCACGCGAAGCGTCGTCATCGGCCCGGCGCGGCTGGGAGGGAGGAACCAGGGTGAAGCGCCCCACACGCTGGAGTACGGCGGGACCGCCGGCATCCGTGAATACCAGTTGAGCGGTGGGCTATGGGTTCGCCAGGCGCCGAAGCGACTGCGCGCCGGCCGCCCCACCCGAATCCAGAACGTGAGGATTGCCCCGCGGCCGTTCATGGGTCCGAGCCTCCGGAAGAACCTGCCCAAGCTCCCGGGGCTGTGGGAAAACTCGATTAGGGCGTAGCGATGGCAGAACAGGGCAACCCGGGATCGATTCGCGCGGGGCGGGCGTACATTTCTCTCGGCGCCGATTCCAAGGAGCTTGAGGCCAAGATCGACAAGGCCAAGGTAATGCTGAAGCAGCTCAAAGAAGGGCTCGGCAGCCGGTCTGGGTTCAAAGACCTTGTCGAGATCTTCAAGGGCGCCGGCGCCGTCGCCGGTTTGGCATTGGCCGCGCGTGCTCTGAACGACATGAGCCAGGCGGCCGTGAAGTGGCGCGATGCCATGGCGCAGGGTGGGGACGCCGCGGCAGGGGCCACCGAAGAGCTGATCCAGTCGCTGCCTGTGCTGGGTCAGATTCGCCAGGCGGGGCTGGCCATCCAGGAACTGTTTACGGGAGAAGAGGCGGCGGCAAAAGCACTGCGCGAGGAGGCCGAACGGCTCAATAAGTCGATGGATGCGCGGGTTGCGATGCAGAAGGCGGCGCTGGCGGCCACCGAAGAACATGTCGCCGCGATGCGACGGCTCAACAATGAGGGCGACCTGATCGGCCGGCACCCGGAAGACAAAGCGAGACTCAAAGCGCGGCAAGAGCTGGACGATCAAACGATCGCCCGGCGTGCAGGCGCCGAAGCGAAGATGGAGAAATCGCGTGCCGACGAAAAGGCGGCCGCCGACCCCATCCAGGAAACCATCCGAAAGCTGGCGGACAGAAGTAAGTATCTGCGGGAAGAGATGCCCAGCGGCGTCAATTCAAGGGTGGACATAGAAGAGGCCGAGAAACTCGAATCGCAGGTACAGGCCCACTACCGCAGCATTAACAGCATCAAAGAAAAGGCGATTAAGGACCGCAAAGCAATCAGCGACGCGGCAAGAGCGGAGGAAGCGAAGGCTGAAGACAATCACTTCCGCGAAATGATCGAGCGTGAACAGAAGGCGGCCGCCGAAGCCGCGGCAGAGAACCTGAAGGCCGCGCAGGAGGCAGCGAAGGAGCAGGAGCAGCAAGCCGAGCAGGCCGCAGAGAGAGCGGCTGAGGCGGCCAAGGCGGGGATGGAACGCCAGGTCGACGCGATCATTCAATCGGAGAAGATGAAGGAGGCCGGGAAGGAACTTGCCGAGTTCCTCACCTTCGGCCTGAGCGGGGACCTGACGAAAGCGGCTGACGTCGAGCGCATCGTCAAGAAAGTCAAAGACGCCGAACGGCGCACCAGCGCCAGCGTCACCTTCAGCGGTTACGGCCTACAGGGGCTGGGCAGCACGGGCCCGATCGACCGAATCGCCAAGGCCACCGAAGAAACCGCGAAAAACACCCGCCGCAACGGCGCCGGCCAAGTCTTCCAGTAACCACCCCAGATGCCAGTAGACGAGAAATTCAGCGGCCGCTCGGGCGGCGCGCTCGGCACTCCCAGCGCCTGGGCGGAGCTCACCTTCATCGCCTGGGACCGCACCGAATACATCGATGCGCCTGCGGCCGTCGCTGCGGTCCTGGACGCGTCGCCCCCATCCTTCGGCGGACTCGCCAGGGAGAGCGTTTCGGACTGGCGAGAGATCGCCGGCGAAGACGCCTACGAAGTCACGATCCGGTATTCCGCCCTCCAGCTCACAGGCGAGACCGGCCAGTCGAGCTTCTCATTCCGCACGTCGGGCGGCACGCAGCACATCACCCAGTCGATCGAGAACAAGCGGCTGTGGAAGCTCGCGTACACGGGCGAGACGTCCGAGATGACCGATGTGTTCGGCGGCGCCATCGGCCCCACCACCGAAGGGGTAGAGGGGGCCGACATCGTCGTGCCGATATTCGAGTTCGAAGAGACGCATTTCCTCCCGGCCTCTCAAGTGACCATTGCCTACCGCGCGCTGCTCATCCGGTTGACCGGCACGACGAACGCGAATCCGTTCAAAGGACTAGACGTTGGCGAGGGGCTATTCCTTGGCGCCGATGGGCACATGACGGGCGATGACCAGTGGCAACTCACCTTCTATTTCGCCGGCAGTCCTAATCGCGAGGACCTGAAGATCGGGAGCTTGGTTGGCATCGACAAGAAGGGCTGGGAACTGCTCTGGGTTCAGTACAAAGACGAGGCCAACGAGGACTACAGGGTGATGGTGAAGACCCCCTTCATCGTCGGCGTTGAGAAGGTCTACGAAGAGGCGGATTGGTCGGAGCTGGGCATTGGTACGTGATACGGGTGCACCATCATGGCGAATGAAATCAAGATCGTGACTAATCTCACTGCGGCCAAGGGCCATGCCAGCTTCGCGCGCAGCCGAACCGTGCAGGCTGATTGGGCAACGGCGCGGGTGAGCATCATGACCCAGGCCATCGGCAACGGAGCGCACGAGGCGCTGACGCCTCCAGCGGACCTTGCGACCAACGGCTGGGCCATCTTCACAAACCTCGACCCGACGAACTACATCGAGATCGGGCGTGACGTTGCTGCGGCGTTCGTACCCATGGCGCGGTTGAACGCCGGTGAGTCCGCATGCTTCCGTGTGGCGCAGGGTGTAACGCTGTACGCCAAGGCGAACACGGCGTCGTGCGACCTCGAATGGGCGCTCCTGCACAACTAATCGACCCCCGATTCTGGCCCGTGGCACGGGTGTCGTTTTGGCAGGTACGACAAAAGGTCATTTTTCTCGGGTCCTCCCTATCTCATTACTCGGGTGTGACGCCCCGCGAACTATTCCCCTTTCT